CTTTATCGAAACCTTCGCCTAGCTGTAATCCAATCTGGTTAGCTTCTTCTTTAACACTTGCTGGGAATGGACCTGTTAGTATAGTGTTTACCATTTCTTGCGCTTTCTTGAAGTTTTCTTCTGTTACTTCAGGTATTGGTCCTAGTCCTTCCCCCCAAGACTCTACGGCAGCATTTCCACCTTCTATGAAAGCAGCTACTACAGGGTCCATAGCAAGATGTACATTGTTTTCCCAGTGTACTCCTTCTTCGGCAATAATTGTTGCAATAGTTCCCACCATCTCAAGTCCTGCTGCTTCTATCTCTGGTACACCAGACAGCAGTGCACCTTCCATGCTGTATATCATTGCCTCTACTTTTGGGCGAATACCTTCAGGAAGTACATCAAGCTGTGATAGTAGAACGCGTGTTAGTTCCCCTGCGTTATAAGCTGCTACAGGTATCCACAAACCAGTTTCGTAGTCAAGCATCTGGCCCGCTTCAATAAACCCAGCTTGTAGCGGTACCATTAGCCTGTTCATACCAGCAGGTACTGCCCCTGCTAGAGCAGCAAAATAGTTATCTATACTAATTGCTCCCGCTTCCCACTGGTCCTCATCTATTACACCAGCCTCGTGCAGTTTATCCCATTCAAGTCCTTCTTTAACACCCATATCTTGGATTGCGGAGACACGTACTTCACCATATTTGCTCCACACTTCTGCTACCTGCGATATGTCTGGAACCTCAGCCAGTTCAGCCGCAAAAGCCATTTCAGCGCGACGCCGTTCAATATGTGCAGCTCTTTGCTCTGCTGCTAGTGCATCATAGTATCGTTTGTAAGCATCTCGTAGATCACTAGAATTATCTACCGTAGCACCCATTTCGATCAAATGGTCTATTTCTGCTTGTACCGCTTCTGTATGTCTTTGAGCTTGATCTAGTAGTATAACCGCATTTTGTGCATTTTGTGCAGCAATTACTTTTTTAGATTCTTCTATAATAGTACTAGCCATTCTAGCGTGAGCAGCAGCTTGTTTATTTGATTCTTCAATAAAACTCTGCGTAAGTGATACTAAAGCAAAACCCACCAAAGCTAGTACAGCTATAATAGGTAAGACTGTACCTACGATTAGTGCCATGTTAGCTATGAAGAATCCTATTGCCGCAGTTAGTACCCCAATGATCGTAAGTAGTGGACCAATACCTGCAAGAATAGCTAATATTGTAACTACTACTTTTTTACCAGCTTCGTCCATATTAGTAAAAGTTCGAACAATGTCAGTTACGGACTTTACTACTTTTTTCCCAGTATCTACGAACATTTCACCAAAGGCTATTTTCAGTCCTTCAATAGCAGATTGCATTTCAATAAGTGAACCCTGCAATGTATCCATCATAATACTAGACATTACTTGTGCAGCACCAGAAGACCCTAATAGACCTTTTTCTAAGTCTCTTAAACTGTCAACACCTCTAGTTAACCAAATATTCATACCTCTTAAAGACCTGGTTGTGAAGACCATGCCCAAAGCAGCATCTTTTTGTTGCTGTGTCATGCCTGCCATTCCAGCTTCTATGTCCCCAATAATATCAAATAAATCCCGCATTGCTCCTTCACTATCATAAACAGATACAGAAAATGCGCCAAAATCAAGTGCACCATCTTTAACTTTATTTCTCAATTCTCTAAGAATGGAATCAAGTGTTGTTCCAGCTCTTGTGCCTTTTACACCCGCGTCAGCAAATGATGATAACGCAGCAGCAGTAGTTTGTATAGAGAACCCAGCTGCAGCTGCAGCAGGAGCAGCATATGCCATAGCTTGTCCAAGAGCTTCAACTGTAGTATTAGCACTAGCGGCAGCTGCAGCAAAAACATCAGCATAAACTGTGGCCTCTGAGGCGTTGGCTCCAAAAGCCATCATAACATCGGACACAATATCGGCAGCAATAGCAAGATCAACTGAACCAGCGGCAGCTAAGTTTAAAAGACCAGGCATTGCAGCAAGAATCTCATTTGCTTCCCAACCTGCACGGGCAAGCATAGTCATACCTTGTGCAGCTTCAACAGCAGTATATCGTGTTGATGCCCCTAATTCTTTAGCCAGCGTTGATAATGACTCAAATGTATCACCAGTAGCCCCACTGATAGCTTTAACTCCAGCCATAGCTTGTTCAAACTCTGCTGCCGTACCTATTGCTCCTTTAAAAAAGGACACAATGGGAATAGTAAGCATACCAGTAAGTATACCACCAACAACCATCATCTGTTTGCCCATAGTAGCAAACTTATTACCAGAACCTTCTACAGCTTTAGTTATATCCTCAACACCGCCCTTAATATCCTTAAGGTCAGCTTTTGATTTGTCTGCTTCAGTTCGTATATCAATTTTTGCTTCGGCCATAGAGTTTTCACCTCCTTAGAGGAAAGTTCCAGCATCAATATTTGAAGGGTCTATGTATTGTTTTGGTCTTTTATCTTGTTTCCAGTATGCTAAGAATAGAGCACAGGCCGAATCCAAGCAGTATGCCTCGTAACCAGACAATCCTGCAATAAATGAACTCGGCCTACACGAAAAAGTTTCCGCAGTTGTTGATAGGAGTAACATTTGGTTTTCGTTATGTACGAAAGGGTTTGAACTTATCTATGCCCCCTATAACGAACTGAAAAATAGCTATCTTTTGTTGGAGATTAAGCGGATAAATTTCTTGGATTGCTTCGTAGGTCGGTTCTGCAAGAGCTTCCTTAGCTATGGTATCAAGCATTGGGGCAAATGTATTAATCATTTCTTGTGTGTTTTCTGGAGATTTGCCTTCTTTCACAACAGGTTTACTATCCTCATCAAACATAGTTGCAACTTCTGTAACAAGACTGTTAGGAATATTGCCTGTTTCTACTAAAAGCGGTGTAACATCAATACTTCTCAAACGTACAGAGATTGTTCCCTTATTATCCCAATCTGGGATTTCAACAAGAGTTCCCTTAGCTTTTTCTTTAATCTCTTCAATAGAAATAGCTGCCTCTACTTTTTTTGTTTCAGTCATCAATAACATCCTCCATCGTATAAGAGTCTTGGAATTCTTTTTGGTAATCCTTTATCGTTTTTTGCAATGTAAAATAAAGGCTTTTGTGCAATTCAGGGAACTTACCCATATCATGTTTTATACGCTTTATTTTACTTAACAGTTTTTGTCCTTTCGCTGAAATTGCAGAAATCGGGTATTTAGCCCCACATTGATCGCACAAGAAATAGTAACCAACCCTATTTTCGGTAAGCCGTTCAGTTTGAATACTCACTTTTTCAATCTTTTTATTACATTTGTTACAATCCACAAACTTAGGCCCTTTTAACTTATTCATGTCAACTTTAGGCATCAGTTATAAATCTCCTATTCAATTATTAAGATGTAGATGGCAATTCATCAACAAATTCTTTCTTGTGAGCACTTTCTCCAGTTGATGGGTTTTCCCTAGCTTTAACAGTAAATTCAGGAGTTCCCCATGAACGGTTGCTGTGAGAAATTTCAGCGGCATTACCTTTGCAATATCTGAATGTGTATTTTAAGTACGCTTCCCTACCACCCTGATCGTTGTAAGATTGTACATACACTTCAGCTTGGAATGGAATTCTTGTTGCCTGTTCTTCAATCGTTGGTGCATCCCACCCAACAACTTCTCCACTAATGGCATCAACAATCAGACTTCCTCCACCGATTATTTCAGCAGCTGGTGCATCGAAGCGAGCATCTCTGAATAATAAAGTTGCTCCTACAATTACATCGTCTTCTTCTATGCGGAGAAGTAACCTATCTCCACCACGTAAATCTGCTGAATCACCAGTAACAACTTCCGCAGTTACGCCAACTTCTTGTGCTGTATCCACCCAATGTGTATCAGGTGAAACAGGCATACTACCATCAGCAGCTAGTCGTGTAAGCATAAAACCACGAACACCCCGTAAATAACCTTTTTTAGTTTGTGTAGACATTTACAAACCTCCTTTCCAAAAAGTACTTCCTTTACTTATTTTATGCTATTCGTCAGAAACTTCTTCCCATAAAGTCAAATGGGATTTTTTGTCCTTTTCTTTAATTTCAAATGTTTCTTCAGGGATAATTTCTTGAACAGTTTCAACTACAGTAGGAGAAGATTTTTCTTTAACAACTTTAGATTTTTTCTTAATTGGTTTAGCCGCAGGTACAGGCGGACCAACAGTATAAATATCTTTATTTGTTAGAAGAATTTTCTCCAATTCCTTTGGGAGATCAGGGACTTTTGTACCCCTAACCAATTTGTAATACTTATCCCCAAATCTAACAGTAAATGTTTTTTTCGCTAAGTACATGTAAACACCTCCTATTTTCTGATAAAAGATTGTTCAAACGTAACAGTTTTTGTCAATCCATTAAATGCGGGATCAAAGAATCCATCTGCGCTTACCCTTTTACATTCTAAGCCAAACAGTAATCCAGTACTTGTGTAAAGTTCCGCAGTTGTTAGTGCAGCTATTGTTTCAGCAACAAGTGTATCTAATTCATTGTAATCAGTACGATCTATGTACAACCACACCTCAATAATCCTATCAAACCCGTGTGTAATATTCCCTTGAATCTCATCACCCATTTTTAAAATAGCATATGGTTTTGCAGATTCTATATCAGGCATGTTTGGCTGCCACACTTCGTTAAGGGTGGAAATTTCCTCAAGTAATCTTTCTCTTATAGCATCTCGCATTTATTCTTTCCACGCCTTTCTGTATTCTTCTGCAATTTGTGGTAGTAAAGCGTACACAGTTTGTTCTAAGATAGCAAACCTACCTGCATTTGACCTTTCTAAAAATATGCCGTAGTCAACCCCATGGGCTAAAGAAACAGTAAGTGCTGTATCAGAATCACGTTTAAACTTACTATTTAATTCGCGTCTAGCATCTCCAGTCTGATCTTCCCAAGGGGCATTTAATTTTGCATAATTTTCTAACATTGGACATACTACATTTTTAGAAATGTTTTCCATACCTTGCATTCCCTTTACCCAAAAGGTATGGGTCCATTGAATAATATTTTCTTCAATTGTTATTTGTAACATTATGACCACAACTCCAACGATAGAAGTAGACCAGTTAATACACCATCAGTCTTTATATCAGTAACTGAGTGAACCTTTAATTTACCGCGACCTTCAATCTGTTTGTCATTTTGAATTTCAAGAATATCATGAACATTTGGGCTGTATTGCATATCAGCAGTACTTTTTGCAAGTCCCTGCCATCTAACCATATCAAATATTAATGCCTGATCCTCTATGTGCATTTTCATAGGTACCTGTGTAAAAATACCTATATCAATCGGTCCTAAAGTTGTCTTTTTCTCTTTCCTGGCACCTTTTTCTACAGTAAGTTCGGTGCGCTTTATTTTGACAGATGTAGGATTACGATCAATCAACATTTCAATTACTTCTTTTTGTAATTCTGATTCTGCGCTCATTTTTTATCCCTTATTTCGATAAGTATTGACATTAAGGTTGGTGCGCCTTCTTCTTCCAGCATTTCTAATTTTTTAAAAATAACAAAAATATTATCTTTTTCTAAACTTTTAAACAGTTTTCTTATGGTAGCACTATAATTTAACTGTTCATGTGTAAGTGTTTTTACTTTTGTTGCTTTTTCAACAAATTCTTCTGGCATTTTTTTCATACCTTTTGGAAGGTCATCATAATTTTCCATTAACCTATAACCACCGCCGATCCACCACCACTTAATCTGCGAATAGCATCTGCTTTTAAGTCCCTCATAGCCCTTGTTAAATCTTTTGTTTCGTAATCAATTTTACCAACACCAACGGGAATTGATTTAATTTTACCAAGTTTAAATGTCCATGTTTCCATGGTCAATGCTCTGGCTAAATCTTTGAATGGTTCTTCGTACATTACATTTATTGTAGAAAGGGTACGTTGGATAATACCCTTATACGCACCCTTTCCAGATTCTTTTGGTGTAGGAAGAACCAACAATTTTAGCTCGTCTGGATTGAATTCCCATGTGTAGTTATGTCGTGATCTCATA